TTCATACGAGAAGAGATTATGGATGCGTTCAATACGAACACAACCCACAGCTGTCCGAATTGTGACAGCAAGAGATTGCGATCCTACGGGGCATCGTTTGGAAACGCCCCTACCAAATATTACATTCAGTGTTTAGACTGTGCGTGGACTAAAGAAGTTATGAAGCCGAGAAAGAAACCACCAAAGCATTACGATCGAGGACTAGAGCCATGGGATGTTATATCGGCATGGGGACTAGACTTCTGGGAAGGTAATGCCATTAAGTATATCTGTCGTGCCGGTAGAAAAGAAAACAATACGGCTGTCGAGGACTATGAAAAAGCAATCACCTACCTGGAAGAATGTAAAAGAAAGGCTCGGGAAGATGGCGGGATTCAGTAAAAGCGATAGACAAAAGATATGCCAGAATGTTTTATCCGCCGCACAGATACTAAAAGAAACACTAGACGAAGTGCAGTCTGCTTACAAAACTACAAAATGTAAAGATCTCATGTACATAAGAGAAGCATTACATTATTCAGAGTGTGTGCAAGCGATATTAGAAGAATTGAACC